GTTGATGCACTCAAAGCAATCAAACCTAAATACTTCTTACTTGAAAATGTTAAGATGTCCAAAGAGAATGAAAGCATCATGGTCAATGCCATACGAGATGTCGTAGGTGATACTTTTAAAGTACACATTGTCAATAGTGCATTAAAAAGTGGACAGAATAGAGTAAGAATGTATATCACAAACATACCATTTGACCCATCTAAAATAAAAGATGAGGGCATAGTTTTAGCTGACATACTAGAGGAAGATGGCATTGCCAATCCATTGATGACTAACAAAGATGGTAAGTCACATTGCCTAACAGCACGATATAATGGTGCAGTATGGTGGAACAGTATAGAACGTAAGCAAAGAACTATGGTGCAGATAGGTGAAACTGCTGAAATAAAAGGGCATGACATACTCAAAAGAGTATATTCACCTAGTGGGAAAAGTCCCACATTAAACAGTATGGGTGGTGGGAACAGAGAACCTAAAGTTGCCACATTCAATCCTAAAGGTGGTCGTATTGTTAATCGTAGACTAGATAAGTTTGGTGTACGAAAAGATAATCAATTAGAAATACCTTTCACAGAAAAGATAGAAGTGAGAGAAGATGATAAAACAAACTGCCTAACTACCATTCAAAAAGATAACATAGTTGTAGATGATTTAAGGTGGAGAAAGTTATTGGTTACAGAAATGGAATCATTACAGACTTTACCTAGAGATTATACATCTATGGGTAGATACCAAAAAGAGGGAGAAAAATCAATAGCATACATGCCTGTAGCCAAGTCTAATCGTATGAAAGCGATTGGCAATGGGTGGACAGTATCTATCATCAATGAGATATTCAAGGGCATTGATGGTGATTTAAGAGATGTTATGTCATTGTTTGATGGCATATCATGTGGACAACAAGCATTAAAAACAACAGAAAGGAGTTAGTATGAAAAAGTGTTACAGATTTTTGCAAAAAAGACATAAAAGAGAACGTCTATATCGCATTGATTTAGAAAAAACAATCAAACAGAATGCGATTAAAAAAATAAATGCTAATGCAGATTGGCTTAAAAAACATTCAATTATATTAACATAATAGGAGAATAATATGAAAGATACAAACGGTAAATTTAAAGTCAATCTTGATATGAAAGATATTCTTGTCACAGAGGAACAACGTATGGAGTTTTTAAGACTACATAATAAGTTAAAAGAAACAGTAAATTATATTTCAGAGTGTCACGACATTCGATTGTCTGATGTGTCCATGCTAGATGAATTAGTATGTCATCTACATAAATCATTAAAGTTTGTTCCACAGAAAAATCCTAGTGATGATACAGCAAAATGGTATGCAGATTATGTGTTAGAGTCAGATGAAACTGCATGGAAACCTATGTATGACTAATTTTACGGTCAATGTGCCAAAGCCCAAAAAGTTGCCAAGATATGTAGTGCAACAAACTTGGGCTAGTGGTAAATCCTTCTATAGATATAACCCACCTCAAAAGTATGTTGATGCAAATATTGTACAACGTATTAATTTAGGAGAAAGTTTGTCAGAAGTAAGGCAGAAAGCTAAAGAGTTTAATGATGCCATAGATGAATATGTTTCTAATTTAGAGGAGAACATATCTATAGAGAGATTTCCTACACTACTAGGCTTGTCTGTCGAATATAAAAAATCTAATGATTTCAATAGATTAGGCACTAAAACTAAAAAAGATTATGAATACTTTTTACGAGTTGCAATGGAAACAATGTATCGAAATAAAAAAGTATCAGACATAAAGCTGAAAGATTTTAATGGTGCAGTTGCACGACAGTTATATGAACTGTGGCTTAATCGTGGCATATCTATGGCAAACCACATCTGTGCTGTAGTCAAAAAAATGTATTCTTTTGGTACAGAAATGGGATATGCTGAAACGAATCCATTTATGACATTTAAAATGAAATCTACACATAAAAGAACTGTCGTGTGGACACAGGAACAGATGCGTAAATTTCTTGATGTAGCATATGACGATTTTGAATATAGAAATGTCGGATTGATAGCACAAATGGCATACGAATGGTGTCAGAGGATAGGTGACATGCGTTTATTAGAGTGGTCTAATATCGATTTTAATAAAGGTGTGTTAAATTTGCAACAGTCTAAAAGACGTTCTATAGTTTGTTTACCTATTGAAGAAGATTTACTTGACATGTTGGTGGAACAGGAGAAAGATTTTGGCTTTCAAAAGTATGTAGCACCATATACAAGAGATAGAAGTGGTGAATATGTGCCATACAACATAGAACGTATATCACAGGTGGCTAAACGTATAATGAGAAAGGCAGAACTACCTGATAACCTATGGTTAATGGACTTTAGACGTACAGGAACGACAGAGATGGTTGAAGCAGGTGTACCTATGGGTCAGATTATGTCTGTCACAGGTCATGCTAATCCTAATAGTGTTAAGCCATACATGAAAAATACATATGCTAGTGCTAACTCTGCACTAAAAGAAAGAAAAAAATATGTTGACAACCACTAAAATTCATGGTAAAAGCATTCAAATGCCAAACAAAAGGAACATATAAATGATATATAATATACATGATATTATTAATGATATACATATTAATGTAGGAGAAACAAAGAGAATGAACTGTCCTACATGTGGTGGGTATAATACATTTACGATTACGAATAACATGGGTTCACTCGTTTGGAATTGTTACAAGGCATCCTGTAATATTAAGGGAACTACAAGAAAGAGGATGTCTGTAGATGAGATAAAGTCTGTACATGATTTTAAAAAAGATAATGAGTTTGTCTTACCTGAATATGTTGTACAGTCTAATGATAACTATATTCTTAAATGGTTTTATGATAGGAATATAGATAGTAATACTGTTGAGTTCTTCCATGATGTAAAAGAAAACAGAGTTGTGTTTCCTATACATCAGAAAGGCAAGACAGTAGATGCCATAGGAAGGTCACTAGGTAAGAGATTGCCAAAGTGGAGAAAATATGGTAGTAGTGGGTTGCCATTTACCTTTGGATGTGGTAGTGTGGCAGTCGTTGTTGAGGATTGTTTGAGTGCCTTATGTATTGGAAGTGAAGTATACGTTGGGGTAGCTGTGTTGGGTACGACACTTACTGATATTCACAAACGGTATCTCTCACAATTCTCGACAACAATAATAGCACTAGACCCTGATGCCCTACCCAAGACTATGCAGTTTGCAAAAGAATTACGAGGGCATGTAAACACAGTAAAAGTTTTACGATTGACAGATGATTTAAAATATCGTAAAGAAGAAGACTTAATAAACTTAAACCTATTAACCCCAAAAGGAGAACCAACATGGAATTAGCACTTATACGTAGTTTAATGGAGAAAGATTTTTATGATAATCACAGAGGAGCAAAGTGTCCTGACAGATTGTTTAGCAAAGATGTTCGTAAAATAAAACAAGCATTAGATGTTGCTATGCAAAAGTATGAAAGGTCAGTTACACCTGATGAGATACATGCTCTGTTTGTATCAGGTAATCCATCTATGACAACTGCACAGAAGAATGCATTTGAAGGTCTGTTTAATCAGATTAAGAAAGAGCAAACAATGGGAGATGACGTTGCACAAGAGGTACTATCTAAATTATTTCAGCAAGTTGTTGGTGAAGATATTGCTAACATTGGTTTTGACTATGTTAATGGTAGTCTTTCCACACTTGAACCCATTAGAAATATTCTTGAGTCTTACTCCGAGAATTTAATACCTAATATTAATGTCACATGGGATGACATAGATGTTGACACATTATTATCAATGAATGACCTTGAAGCAAGATGGACATTTAATATTGAGTCACTTGCTCGTAAGATTGGTGGCATCAATGCAGGACATCTTATTGAAGTTGGTGCAAGACCTAATACAGGTAAGACATCTTTTCATGCAAGTCTTATTGCAGGAGTCAATGGATTTGCAAGACAAGGTGCTAAATGTATGATACTGTGTAACGAAGAGGGTAGTCATAGAGTTGGTATGAGGTATCTTACATCTGCAACAGGTATGGACAAATGGGAGATAAAAGAAAACCCTAGCAAAGCAAGAGATTTATTTGCACCAATAAAAGAAAATCTATTGATTAAAGATGCTACAGGTAAAGATATGGCATGGGTAGAATCCGTATGTAAGGCTGTAGAACCTGACGTGGTTGTATTAGACATGGGTGATAAGTTTGCTAGGACAGGTGGCTTTGCAAGAGCAGACGAAGCCTTAAAAGCAAATGCCATACATGCAAGACAGATTGCAAAGATGCATAACTGTGCAATCTTTTATATGTCTCAACTGTCTGCAGAAGCAGAGAATAAGGTTGTATTAAATCAAGCTATGATGGAAGGGTCTAGGACAGGAAAAGCTGCAGAAGCTGACCTGATGATATTAATTGCAAAGAACCCACCTGTTGAAGGACAGGATGAAGAAGATTCTATGCGACATTTAAATTTAGTAAAAAATAAGTTGACAGGATGGCATGGTATAGTGCATAGTCAATTTGATTATAAAACAGCAAGGTACGAATCATGAGTAATAGTGAATGGGAATATGTAAGAACAAATAGTAAAGGTGAAGCTATCTTTAGAAGAGATACAGATGATGATTTTGATTTTGTCTGTTCTTATTTTGAGGATAACGATATACCTTATAAATTTAAGGAAGGTGGTAATGTTTTTATTATAAAGAATAAAACAGGCAAAGATTATGTATATTATTGGAGTACAGGGAGATGGTCTCCTAAACACAAAAGTAATAAAATACATTATCATTCTAAAGGAGTGGAAGATTTTGTTACAAAATATTTAAATAAATACAATAAGGAAGAGTTAGAACGTATTAAAGAAAGAGAAGAACAAAGAAAGTTGTATTTCATTGAAAAAGAAAAAAGGAGAAATGCTAATGCAAGTAATACTTGATGTAGAAAACAATGTTACAAAGAGAGATGGTAAAACACATCTTGACCCATTTGAACCTGACAATAAACTTGTAATGGTTGGCTTTATTGTAAATGGTCGAGAGTATTTATACAGAACAGATGACATAAATGTTTCTTACCATGCAGAGATACAAAGTATATTAAATAAAACAACACTTTTAGTTTGCCACAATGTAGTGCATGAATTACTTTGGTTATGGGAGTGTGGTTTTGAATATAATGGTAATGTATACGATACTATGTTAGCTGAATATATTTTACAGAGAGGTATCAAAGAACCACTCACACTTCAAGCATGTGCAATGAGACATAGACTAGATACACAAAAAGAAAATACATTAAAAGATTATTTTAGCAAAGGTTATAATGTAGATGAGATACCACATGCAGAACTATCACACTATCTATCTGCTGATGTATGGGCAACTAAACAGTTATATGATAAGCAGATTGATTCAATAGGTAAATCAAATAATGGTATACAAAAAACTATAGAGTTTACAAATAAAATATCTATTACACTTGCTAGAATATATCAGAGAGGTTTTTCAGTTGATGTAGAAGCATTAGATAAAGTTAAAGATGAGTTTTTACAAGAGAAGAATATGATAACTAAAAAGTTACAGGATAAAGTAAGAACACTTATGGGTGATATGCCTATCAATTTAAATAGTCCTGAACAGATGTCGTGGGTAATATTTAGTAGAAAGCCACTTGACAAGCCTATGTGGGCAAATAACTTTACACCTTACATGGAGAGAGATGAGTTTAAGAAAACAGTAAAAGAAAACTCTAGTATAGTTTATAAAACTGTAGCTAAAAAATGTCCAATGTGTCATGGGTATGGTAAGATTAGAAAGACAAAAAGAGATGGCACACCATTTGCAAGAGAAACTAAATGCACACATTGTAATACACAAGGTTATCTTTTCATACCAACAAACAAAGTTGCAGGTCTACGTTTCTCACCACCCACAGCAAAATGGGTCACAGCAAACGGTTTTGGTGTAAGTAAAAGTAATTTAGATATGGTTCAGAATATTGCTAGACAAAACAATATGTCAGATACTGTAGACTTTTTAGGTGACTTAAAAAGGTTGTCTGCTTTAGAAACATACCTATCTTCTTTTGTAGAGGGCATACAGACACATATTAAGTCAGATGGTAAGTTGCATGTTAGATTACTACAACATAGAACTGCAACAGGTAGATTTAGTGGAGCAGACCCTAATATGCAGAACATGCCTAGAGGTGGTACATTTCCTGTAAAGAAAGTATTTGTATCTAGATGGGAAGGTGGCAAGATTATGGAAGCAGAC